CCCGTTCCATCAATAGTTACATCATCGGTTACTTTATAAACCTTGGTATGTCCACTGAATTTGATAAAATCACCTGCTAACAAGCACTGTGTTTCATCTGCACCTATTGCCGTGAATAGTCCACTAGTAAAATCAGTATCGAATGTGATACTACTAGCACCAATACTAGCACTTGCAGTTGTTAACATTGTTTCTGATGTTAATGGGTTTGCAGTAATAACATCATTGATACTACCATCAGTACTACCAATTTCAGGTATCACGATGTCGAAATCATACAAACTATTGCGTTGTTTGTTTAAAAACGCCATAATAGGTTTTGCTTGTGCTCTAGTTAAGTTAGGGTAGGCAATATCAAACTTAAAGTAGTGTGATAGTATCTGCTTACGCTGTGATTTACCCGATGTAGAAATCGTTGATACTGTGGGCGTAATTTCAGTAACTCTAACGCTTCTAAAACTGTTATTTGGTAATGTACCTGACATAGTTAATCCTTATAATCGTGCATCATAGCCCGCATCTTCATGCGCATTTCTAATCATGCCAATAATCATATCTTGGCGTTCTGCTATTAATTCATCAATACCACTTGCATCAACTGCATTGATTTCAAATGTAATATTAGTAGTGCTACCGTTCTGTAGTTCACCGTTATTTACGATACTACCTGTTTTACCCGGCACAAACAACTCTGGCCCTTTCTCACCAACCATGTAAGGCTTGTTACCTGTTACAGTACCACCGAATTGTCTACCTTGGTATTGCTGTGCTCTAATAGTCGCTACATTCGCTAAACCCGATGCTAGAACTACTGCACCTGTAATAAGACCGAATACACCACCTTGTGCTAACGCCTTGGTAACACCTGTCATGGTGTTCATGATTGCATTAGCGATGTTAAATGCTTTAGCAAGTTCAAACGCTTTACGACTATGTTGTCCTAATGCAGTAAGTGCTTCTGCACCTTGTTGAATTGCCCATTGAGTTTTTTCTGTTTCTGTTTTCTTGTTGTAATCAGCTTCATCTTGTGCCATCTTCTTCGCTGATGCAGTACCGAAACCTTTGTTTCTGAATTCAACTTCGCGTAGTTTTTGTTTACGCTGAGCAAGGCGTTCTTCTAACTTGATTTCAAAGTCGTGCTTGCGTATTAACGCTTGTGTTTCTCGGTCTAAGTAACCAACTTTATTCGCAAGTCTTGCTTCATCGAGTCTATCCATCAACTCGTTCTGTGATTGGCGTAGTTGTGCAGTGTATTCACCTGCAGTAATGTCCATGCGTTGTTTAGAAGATAATGCATCCCACATTCGTTGCTTATCTTCTTCATTCCACTTTTTCTGCTGTTCTACTTTGAGTTTTTGTTGTGCAATGGCATTTGATAATTCAGTTGCACGCCATGCTCTATCCCATTTTGCACTTAATGCATTACCAACAATTAAACCATCTTCTTTAATTTTGTTTAATGCATCTTGTTGTTGTTTAGTTTTTGCATCAATACCTTCTTTGGATGTATCATCACCACCAAAAGCATCAGCAAATGCATTTCTAATACTTGCTTTTCGTCGTCTTGAATACGAGCGAATTTTTTCTTCTTCAGCTTTACGATGATTTTCTAAGTCTTGTAAGTAAAGTCTGTTTAATTCAAGTACTTCACTTCTTGCACTAGCAATTCTTGCTTTAGACCTAACCAAACCTGTAATTGGTCCCGACAATGTTTCACCAATTGTCATTCCTTTGTCCATTTCTTGGAATTCTTTAGTAGCTTTTTTAATTAAATCAGGGAATTGTTTAAGTCTTTCTTCAATTGGTAGTTTCTTAATTGATAAGACTGCATCTTGTGCAATAAGGTATTCAGTTAACGAAGTTGAAGCCTTATCAACAATTTTCGCAAGTGATGTAAACGCACTACTAAGTCCGCTCGATTCCATGATTGTAGAAATTAATTCATCGGCTTTCATACCTGCGTTAGACCAAGCAACAGCAACAGTGTTTGCTTGTTCAGCGGCTGTACCTGCGTACTCAGTACCTAATACATCAAGTAAAGTTTCTGTTATTTCTTTAGCACCTTCGGCTGATTGTCCGTACTTGGATACTTGTAAACGAGTTAGTCCTAATTCTTCTTGTAAAACACGCCAAATTGGAATACCTCTGTCTGCTAGTTTGTTTAAGTCATCAAGTTGAAGTCCACCTGCAGTAGTTCTTGAAAATAAGTCTGTAAGTGCAGTTAAACTGCCTAATTGGTCAGTTGTAATAGCCGCAATATCAGCAAATTGAGTTAGTTTTTCACTAGACCCTTCAATACCTGCTGTTTGTAACTTAACAAAAGCCTCAGATAATGCAATTACATCAAACTGTGTTTTACCTGCTAACGTTGATAGTTCGCTAAACTTAGCATAACCTTCACCACCAGTAACTTTGTTTAATGTTAATTGTATTTGTTGGAATCCACCTGCAAGTTTAATTAAACTGCTACTCGCATCTCTAGCATGAGCACCTAAGTTAATTAAACTATCTAGTTTTACAGCCGCTAAATCACGATTAAGTTTTTTAATCGCTTGTGTTGCTTGTTTAGTATCTGCACCTATTTTTAAATTAGCATCACTTCTAGCCATATTTTTTAACCGCCTTTTCTTCTAGTTCTTGTTGATGCTTGAAGTACGCTAAGTGTAGTTGAATATTAAAATTGGACATTGATGATATTTCATCGTAAGTTTTGTGAAGTTTATCGCACAAGAACATCACGTTCATCAAATCAACATCCTCAATTAGTTTTTTTCAACTTCCTCAATCGTAACTTCGGCACTAGCCATAGCATCAGCTATTTTATAAAGTATTTTAGGGTCTACTTCATTCATCAGTTCAGGCATGTTGTTGGTATTAAACATAGGCGTTCCATCTTTGTTCAATGCACGCATAATAATACCCATTGCAAGTCCTTCTTGCATCTTACCTTCATCGTAGTACTTGGAAATTTCTTGTAACTTTGCGAATGTTGTAACAGGTCTAAAATATACTGTTTCGTTTAACTCTTTAACTTCAACACTTTGTAATTCTTGCGTTAAACATGTGTTGAAATGTTTTTTCGCTTTATTTAAAAAACTCATTTAAATTTACTCCTTATTGCTTTTAATGTTGGGTTTATAATGCCATTTCTTGCTTGACTACTATAACCGTTGTCCAACAAATTAATGTAGGGTACTTGGTTAGTGATGTGAGTACGCATACCTTTGCCTACTAACTTCCACCCACGCTTTGCGAAGCCCGGGTGTCCTGCTTGTTTTTTACCTTTGCTTTTATCGATTGGTGTAAACTCGATAAGTTTTTTTCTAGCAAAGCGCATTATGTCTGTTATTTTTTTAGCACCCGCTGTATTAACAGTCTTAGACATGTTAGGTGCGTTCACAACTAATTTAGCGTGAACTCGAATAGGGGACAAGCCCAACTTAATGGGCTTATCGTTTTTCTTGAAAATAGCGTTCAGTGCAGACTTTCTAACTAGAAACCTTGCAACCGAACCTACAATCATAGGTACAGGCATATTAAGTAGCCACACCTAGTGTTAAGTCGCCAGAACCTTGCATACTAATATCACCTGTAACTAACGCATCTGTACTAGATGAAACTGATAGTCCTGTGATAATAACATTGCCTGATAACTTAGGTTCGCCACCTGTACTAGCACTAGGGTATGCTACAAAAGCAACCTCAGCATCAGTGTTAATAGCGGTGTTTATAGTGCCTTGGGCAGCTTCGTTGTAACTGATAGTTGCAGTTGCAGTCCACTCTTTCAAGCCTGACATAAAGGTTTTAGTGTTGTCGCCCATTACAGTTGATTCAACTGTATTAACCGTGTAATCAACACTAATGTTTTGTAATTGGCCAATCGCAACAGCGTTAACCGTTAACGACCCTTCTTGACCTGTGTAATGATTTGCCATCTTAAATTACTCCTTGTTAGATGTTTTGGTATCTTTTACAGTTGATTTAGGTGTTGATTTAGTTTGAGCTGAATCAACAGCCTTCCACCCAATCGCTTCCCAACTCTTAACATCATCACTATTGATGGTGCGAGTATCAGTACCGTTCGTGATTCTTATATTCATGGTGTACCTCGTGTGTAAACATAATGTATTTCAATAGTTAAATCCACTCTACCAACTGTTTTCTGTTCATCGACTAAATCGAAGTTATCAACAGCAACA